ATCGCTGGGTCACTGAAAGTCCAAATGACTATGAACAAGTTGGACAGTTTGGTCGTAAGGCACAACGCAGTGTTGTGGTACAGAGTCTAAAAGCCCTGATCACAGCAAATCAAGGAATTCGTGACACCGACACATTGGTATTCAATCTAGTGTTGGCTCCGGGCTATCCTGAAGCTATACAGAACATGATTGAGTTCAACGTGGACAATGGACAAACAGCATTGGTCATTGGTGACACACCGTTTAGACTTCCTGCAACAGGCACAGCATTGAGTGAATATGGTAACAACGCTGTACTGGCTGTTGACAACAATGACCAGGCTGCTGTTACATACAGCACAAGCCTAGCAATGTTCTATCCAAGTGGATTCACTAACGATAATTTAGGAAACAGTATTGTTGTTCCGCCAAGCCACATGATGTTACGCACATTGATCAACAGCGACAACAAGAGTTACTTGTGGTTTGCTCCAGCAGGAACACGTCGTGGTACAGTTGATAATGCCAGCAGCGTTGGATTTGTTGAAGCCGGATCTGGTTCTTTTAGAACAGCCAGCCTGCACCAAGGTCTACGTGATGTAATGGCAGGTGTCAAGATCAATCCTATTGCAACATTGCCAGGAGTTGGCTTAGTCAACATGGGACAATACACTAGAGCACAAGCTGCTAGTTCATTGGACAGAATTAATGTAAGTCGTTTGGTATCTTACTTGCGCAGACAACTAGAAATTTTAGCAAAACCATATCTGTTTGAGCCTAACGATAGTCAGACACGAACAGAAGTCAAAGCAGCAGTTGATGCTTTGTTGACAGAGTTGGTAAGTCAACGTGCATTGTACGATTTCTTGGTAGTGTGTGATGGTTCAAACAACACTAACGCCAGAATTGATCGCAGCGAATTGTGGATTGATATTGCTATTGAACCAGTAAAGGCTGTGGAGTTTATCTACATTCCGTTGAGATTATTGAACACTGGCGAAATTGCCACTCTGAGTCAGTAATACACAAAGCAAATTTAAAGAATAAGGAGCATTAAATGCCAATCGCAAGTTTATCAAGATTTTCAGTTCCGCTTGACACTGATCAAAGTGCAAGCAACCAAGGTCTGTTGATGCCAAAACTACCATATAGATTCCGTGTAATTTTGGTAGACTTCGGAATCGGCGGAGCACCTGCAACAGAATTAACAAAACAAGTTATGACTGTTGATCGACCAAAACCAAGTTTTGAAGAAATTTCATTACACGTTTATAACAGTGTGGTCAAACTTGCTGGCAAGCCAAAGTTTGATGACATCAAGCTGAAACTACGTGATGATATGACCAACCTTGTTACCAACAAAGTTGGCGAACAGATGCAGAAACAATTTGATTTCTTTGAACAAGCAAGTGCAGCATCTGGACTTGATTACAAGTTCACTATGTTTATTGAAATACTAGACGGCGGCAATGGTGCATATCAACCAATTCCGTTGGAAACTTTTGAACTACAAGGTTGCTGGATCAAGAACGTAACATACGACGGTGGTGACTATTCCAAGAGTACTGAAGCAATGGGTATTGACTTGACCATCTGTTACGACAATGCATTGCAGACTGTAGGAATCAACGGAGGACTAATTGGTCTTGGAACTCCAGTTGGAAGAACAGTAGGAACAACCGCTATCGGCAGTTAATCAACTCCTACCAAAGAAAGCCTGGTCAATCCAGGCTTTTTTTATGACATAAATAATAGTATGAGTGATTCTTTCTATAAATTTTTATCAAACAGCGGCAATGGTACAGGCATATCTTTCAAGAGTTATGCTCATGCCACTGGCATGTATGTACGGGGCAACATGGCCAGAATGCCCAAACTTGGCTTTTTGTACTTTGTGGCATTTGATATCAACACAGCAGCAGTCAAGGATGTGTCCTGGTTACAGAGTCAAGGAAACTTGGACATAGGACTACTAGCAAAAACTGTTGATCTGCCAAAATTTAAAATCAGCACCGAAACTATAAATCAATACAATAGAAAAACCAATGTTCAAACAAAATTAAATTACGATCCAGTTAGTATAGTGTTTCACGATGACAACAGTGAAATAACCAACGGCCTTTGGAAAAATTATTACAGTTACTATTTTGCCGACGGCAGATTTAGAAACGAAGGATTGATTGAACCAGATTTTGCCAATACAAAATATTCAACCAGTGACAATGCGTATGGATTAGACAACAAACAAACTGAACCATTCTTTAGAAGCATAAGCATATTTGTATTACACCAGGGCAGGTTCACACAGATGACTTTGGCAAATCCGTTGATAACTGCTTGGGATCACGATCAACTGGATCAAGCAAATGGCACAAAAATTTTACAAAACAAAATGACTGTAACTTTTGACGAAGTCACATATTATCAAGGTCAAATTGAAGAAGAAGGTTCGTCAACGGTGTTCAAGGCCAAGTACTATGATAATTTGGCAGGCCCAAACAAAATTGGCGGAACAAACAATATTCAACGTCCTAGTGACATATTTGGTCCACGCTGGGAACCTCAGCCCATTCCGCCACCTAACTATCCAACTCCACGACCTGCAGGACAAAGTGTTAATCAGTTGAACAAATCTGCAGAACAAGCAAGAGGACAATTTGCTTCACCTGGACAGATTGGCGATCAGGCCACAGCTCTTGGTCGCAGAGCACCTCCAGTATACAATACACCTCGACCAATTGGCTCAGGCACATTTGGCCTTGGGCAACGTAGACCAGGCGGAATTGGTATAGGTGGTATCAGTGTTTGGTACGGCGCCGGAGGCCTGCATGGCAAGGCGGTAATAAATGCCGGACCAGTTAGATTAGTATTAAAGAAATAATATGTATAATAATCTGCCAACCAACACTTCGCCTACCTTGGCGGCAACTGCATTTAATCAACAATATTCTCAACCGTTAGAATTAGATGCCGGCACATTTTCAATGATGAAAGGATTCTTTGAAAAAAGAGGATTTGAAAAATTGAGTGCAGAAATGGTTGCAGTCACATTAATACGCCAGGCAAAACAAGATGGTTATAATCCGTTAGAAGTGTTGGACACTATGAAGGAATTTGATGATGCTAACTTGAACACCGTAGTTGCAGAATTGATAAACTACAACAGATTTAAATCAAGTTATCTTGGAAATTCTACAGCAAATGTGCCGTTCAATCCTGTTTACAGAAACGTAGTTGATGCGGGAGAAATTCCCACATACACAATAGAAACTTCTAGTACAGTGGTCAACGAAGGTAATCAAGTAACGTTTACAATATTCACACAATTTGTCAACAATGGTTCATTGTTTTACTGGACAATGTCTGGTGCTGGAATCATACCCAATGACTTTGTAGGAAACGCAGTTACTGGAACTGTTGAAATTTTTAACAATAGAGCCGAAGTTACTGTAACTCTTTCAGCAGATCAAATAACAGAAGGCAACGAAATTCTAATTTTTAGATTGAGAAAAAGATCTGTCGCTGGAGTAATAGTTGCCTCTGCTTCTGTGTTAATTAACGATGTATCATTCTCAACTGTGGCAGATTTCATGGTGATTGAGTACACATTTGATACTGGATCAGATCTTGATACTCGTACAAGGGTAGCAATACCTCCACTGTCGGATTCCAACGGACGAAGTTATACAGGATGGGGACAGGCAGTTGAAATTCAAAATGTTTTGCAATTTGGAAATGACAATACTGGAATTGGTAGAGAATCATCAGTGTTTAAAATTGCTGATTTTAGACAACTATATCCAGCAGAGGCCAATGTGTTGATAGACTGTCGTGCTCAGTGGTATGGTACAGTCGGCACAACTCCTGTGGGATTAAAAATCACGCTGTACACAGGCGGAACAATACAAAAAACACCAGACAATTTTGGATTTCAAAATCCCACAGCAACATCTAGTAAGGTGTTGGATCTCACGTTGAAATTCATCACTTTACAAAGTACAAATGGTCAATCTATTGGACAAAGAATTGCAACCATTAGTTACAACGTAAACAACGGGATTGGTTCTATAAATCCCAATGACGTAACAGTGTACCCATGAGTTTAAAATTTTCCAAAGGGGTTTACAAAATAAAAAACCCTGAAAAGTACGTGGGTACAAAAAGCCCAATGTATCGCAGCGGTTGGGAACACACATTCATGTTGTTTTGCGACAATAATTCCAGTGTTCAGCAATGGGCCAGCGAGCCTGTTAGAATTCCTTATAGGGATCCGTTGACTGGAAAACAAACAGTGTATGTTCCTGATTTTTTAATAACCTACGTAGATCGCTCACAAAAGACTCATGTTGAAATGATTGAAATAAAACCCTCCAATCAACAATTGCTAGAAAAAGTTGGAAAAAATCCTTACAATCAAGCGCAATATGTTAAAAATATGGCCAAGTGGCAAGCGGCCACTGCCTGGTGCAGAAATCAAGGAATCAAATTTAGAATCATAAATGAATCAGATATTTTTCACAATCCTGGAAAAAAGCGATAAGTAATAGCATGACCAAAAAACTAGAAGAATTGCTTGACATTGCTCCTGACGAGGATCCAATTATTTCTCCTGCTGTTGAAACAGTACAGCCTATCATTAGCCTTGAAGAAAAGTTAGAAGAGTTTGATAAAATTGCTGCTGCTTTGCCTAGAGTAAAAGGACTAGGAGATATTAGCGATGCAGAACTAGACGGTCTTGCCAACAAAGCAGAACAGGCATACGACGATCTCATGGACTTGGGTATGAATGTTGAACCTAGATATGGTGCTAGAATGTTTGAAATTGCAGCACAGATGATGAATGCTGCAATCACTGCTAAAACAAACAAGATCGACAAGAAGTTAAAGATGGTAGATCTGCAATTGAAAAAATTAGCAATTGATAAGAAAAACGGAGACAGCAACAACAGTGTGGAAGGTGAAGGATATATCTTAACAGACCGCAACAGTATTCTTGAAAAACTAAAGAATCTTAATAAATAATACACTATGAAATCATTCAAAGATCACCTATCAGAAAGTTTGCAGGCAAAAAAATATGACTTCCGTGTCAAAGTTGCTGGTGACTTTACTGCTGAACAGGAAACCAAACTCAAGTCCATGCTTGAACGTTTCCAAGTAAATGCATTTAAAAAAATAGGAGTTACTCCTATACAAGCACTTCCGTTGGACTTTCCACAAATTAAAAATTGTGAAGTTTGCATCTATGAAGTGTCGTTGGATTATCCAACTACCCAACAAGAACTTACAGAATATCTTTCCACAGGTTTATCAGTTGGAAAACAAAGATTAGTTGTTCGTCGGCCTGGTGAGCCTAGCGAAGAGTATCAAACTCCAGTAGAACCAAGAGAAGGTGCGCTGTTGATGGATCCTGATTATAAAGAAGCAGGCAGTCCACAATTTGAAGATTACTACGGCGACAAATACAACACAGGTTTTGTCAAAGAACTCAATGACATACTAAAATTACAACGCAAGGCCCGCGGAGAAGAAATCCCTACTGAAGGCGCCGCAAAATTTACTACTGATACTACAGACAACCAACCAAGTTTATTGAAGTTTCAGGCACAAGACCTAAGGAAATAAAACCATGCAAATGATTGATGTAATGAAGCGTTTAGCAGAA